TTTTTCTTTGAAACCTTCTACTAGAATTAAATCCTCTTCTGTTGCTTTTAATATTTTTTCAATTGAATCTAAACCAGCATTAAACATCTTTTCAACATTCTTTTCTCCTAATCCTTTAGTATCCAAACTTGCAAAGAAAAAATGAATATTTCGAATGCTTATATCATCTGTAGTTTTATCATCGGTAATAATATCTGCTTCAGTCTCATTCCAATGCCATTTTCCATCTGGTAGGTCTGGTTTGACTTTTTTAATTACCTTTTGAATTTTTGGAATAACATCACCACTTCTAATAATTTCAACTAATGCTCCTTTACCTAATCCATTATCAACAACAAATCTTGCATTGTTAGCGGTAACTCTTCTAATTTCTACTCCACCTACTGAAACAGGTTCAATGACTACAGTAGGATTCAAATATCCATTTTTAGAAACCTTCCATTCAATATCAATAATTTTAGATTCAGCCTTTTGGTCTTCTAGGACATCTTTAAAAGCAAATGCATATTCAGGATTTCCGTCGGTATTTCTTTCGTGCTTTTCATTATTGGTAACAATAATTCCATCAACCGTATAATCACCATTTGCTCTCCGGTCCAAAAGATATTCACTTAAAATAGGAAAACTAATTTCATTTACTTTCTTATATTTAACAGTTTTGAAGCCTAAAGAACTAATTAGATTAAATTGATCTTCTATTTTCATATTAGGGTCAATTACTTCATATAAAATCAGACTGGTATCTTTAGCTAAATCTGGATTTACAGTTTTAGAATTAACTAAACCAGATACAGAATTTCTTGCATTTTTTAATATTTTAGACCAGTTTTTTTCAAAGATTTTGTCTTCTATAATTAATTCTCCTCTGAATGCAATTAAATTATCATCACCTTTAATCTTAATCTTTTTGTTAATAGAATTCCAAGTAGGTAAATTTAAATATTTGATTAGATTAGTAATATCTTGACCTTCAGTTGCTGTTCCTCTAGTAAATAATTTAACTTCTTCCATTTTAGTATAAATTAGTAAACCAGAAACACCATCTAATTTATCAGAAAGGTAATAGGGTGCTTTATATTTTTTAAGCCACGTTTCAAATTGAGAAGTATTAGCAGGTTTAATTTTATCCATAGAACCTAACCAATAATCCAATTTAACTTTATTTTTAGATTTAACGGTCGCTCCAATATTTTTTAATACTTTTGATTTTGGACTACGAGACTTTAAAAAATCAATCAGTAAATCATAGATTTCGTCACTAACAACTGGTTTATCAGTGTTATAGTATTTATCGGCTGCAAAAGTTATTACTTCTTCGAGTTCTTCAATAGGTAAGGAAGCAATAGATTCTAAAGGATTTTTTTGAATTTTTTTTACGATAGCGCTCATTATAAATATATGATTTATATATTTATAATTAATTTTGCATTTTTTTTTTAGACTTGTTAGATGTTTTCGAAGAAAACTCTAATTAAGTCTATAGTAATTGTCCGAAAACAATATCAAAATCACTAGGTCGTACTGACATATATTCCGTATTGTATTCATTCATTCTTATAATATGATTAAATCCAGCCCAAGAAACTAAATATTTATTATCATCTAATATTTTAAAAGTACCAAGACTCCATGCTGTAACTAAATTTGTATTTTTAAATAAAATATAACCAGCGTGCCAAGAATATTTTTTATTATTTATATTTTCTAAATTAAAAGTTTTATTTGTAGTTGCTTCTAAAATTTTAATTAAAAAGGTTTTCATTCTATCAAATTTATGATTAAAATTGCCAATGGGATATGAAAAATGACAAATTATTGATGTATCATAATTGGTAACATTATCTGTATCTTCATATAGACTAATATATGGATTTAATAATTTATTATCATACATTTTAGACGAAATAGCATGATAATTTATGAAAGGTTGATCCATAGTATAAGGAGTTGTTAGTTTAGAATCAGTATAAGCATTAATATGACCAATGATTCTTGAAAAAAGATTTTTAATTTCTTTACAGTTTTTAAATAAAAGAGTTCCACTGTTAATTCCAATAGTATTAGGACTAATTTTATCAAAATTAAAAAATTGTTTTCCAAAGTTTAATGAATTAATAGTTCCTTGTTCTAGCGCATAAAGTAAATTACCAATTTGTAAATCAAAAAGTATTGATAAATCTTTTTTAATTATAATATCAGTATCAATGTAAAGAATTTTATTATAGTAATCTATTTCAGGATAATCAAAAATAAATAATCTAGCACACGCTGCTTGAAATATAGTTGTAAAATCAAATGTTTGAATTTTAATATTTATTCTTAATTTTTTTGATAATTCTTCAACTTCAGCTCTCATATTTTCACTAGTTAAAATTAAGATATCAAAGGAATCAATCTTTGAAAAAAATCTTAATGAAGTTAATAATAAGTTTAATAATTTAAAGTAATTATTATTATAAAAAACACAGAAATATAATAAATTTTTCATATTATAAAAGAAATATAATATTTTTAGAAAGCAACGCGAGGTGATAAATTAAAGTTTCTAATCAAATTATAAATTTTTACACTAGTTTCCAAATTATTAATATATTTTATTTTTAATTCCGAATTAAAATTTACAGATTTGCTCTTTTTAATAGGCATTTGGATATAGTAGTCTGGACTCTTTGCAGAATATTCAGATCTTTTTTGAACTCTTCTTTTCTTGTTCCCACAAAAGCAGGAATTCTTACATTTTATAAAATCACGGCAAATACAACTTTCATTACAAATACATAGGATTGGAATATTAATTCTTAAGCATAGTTCCATAATTAATATTATGGTATATTATAATTTTATTTATTCAATTTTTTCTTTAATTCCATATACTTTCTCTTATACTTTAAATATTTCCTATTCATTTCATTTTCATCTCTAGATTTTTTAGCTGGATGCATCGCCTCTTCTTCTTTTCTACCCCTCAAATCTTGTAACGCTCTTTCATGTGGACTACCTGCAATTACACAATTATCATTTTCTGAATTTATATGTAGAGTATATTTTAATATACCAAAACTATCTTTTGCTAAATCTCTACCTTTATCTGTATTGGTTGATAGAGTAATTACTGGTAAAATATTATCCGCTTGTTCATTAACAAGTAAATCACCTGTGTGTTCATCTACAGTTATTAAATGAGAAAACTTATAACAATGGTACTTGTTACCTGCAATTTTATTAGCAATACCGAAAGGGGCAAATTCATTAACATCAGTAAAATTATCAACTAAATTTAAATTATTTACTGTTCCTAATCTTTTAATTAATTTAGTATTTAGACCTGTATCTTGATGTCCTCTAATAATTAATTCTATATCTTTACTTTTAATTATTTTGATATCATCTTCACCTATTTTCATTGCATAACGCCGATCACTAAACTTGCTATTAGTATGACCCCAAAAATCATTCCATCTAATAGAGTTTTCACCCGTATAGGAGCCTAAATCATAACGAATATCATCATTTAACATAAAAAATTTATTATCCAAATAAGAATCTAAATAATTAAATCCAGGATAGAGAGAACCATCAAAAATAGTAGGAAACCCACCGTGTGCTAAATAAGTATATTTACCATTAATTGGATTTTTAATTAATAATGCAGAATGAAAATAATTAAATACTGAATTTATTGTTTCGTGAATTTTTTCTCCATCTACTTTAGAAAATTTAGCTAAAATTTCATTTTTAAATCCATCTCTACTATTTAAGTCAGATACTTCGTGATTTCCTCTATTAAGAAATACATTGTTAGGATTTTTAATTTTTAATAAAAATAATAACATTACTATTTCATATGCATATTCACCTCTATCAACAACGTCACCTAAAAAAATTAAATTATAATTATTTTTTAATAAACAATTATTATCTATAATATTCAATCTTACTAATCTTAATAAAATTCTAATAAATGTATGATATGAACCGTGTATATCACCAATAATTAAAAATTTATCTTTAGTTTCTGGTTTTAGTATTTTAATAAATGTATGTTCATCTTTATTAAATCCAATCCAATCTTCTTTTAATATTAGTTTAATATCATCGATTATTATATGAAATATATGATACAATGGAGCCATTGACGGAAACTCTGTTGTTATTTCTTTAACATAGTCTCCTGTCTTGGATTCACCTTTTGCGCCAAATTTGTTTGAAAACTTAATTAAATCTTCACTTTTAACTGAAAATAATTCAAAAGAATCTACTGTATTTAAACCTAAAGCAACTCTAGAATCACTAACTGTTATTTTTCCTTTAATTGGGTCACAAGATCGAATATCATGATTTTTAAAATTACTAAATTTTGTTAAATCTACTTCAGTGTTGATAATTCCACATTCTGTAACTTCCGAATTAATAAGTGATTTAGTTTTAACATCTGTTCCAGGCATTAAATTTTGATATGCTAAATTCCATGGATATTTTTCTAGTTCAAATTCATAGATTTCTAAATTTAATTTTTGTGACATTATAATTATTAATAAAATAAATAAAATTTTTATTTAATTAATAGAAATATTGATTTAGTTTGTCAATAGCTATTTTAACAATAATTGGATTAGAATCATTCCGGGATACTGTCATATAAGCAATATCATTTAAAATAACTAATCCTAAACAATATTCAATAGCTAATTTATCAAAATAAAAGGGAAGAGTATATTTTTTCAAACTAAAATTTTCATTTAGAATTACTATTTGATGAAAATATTTTCTAGGAGTACAATTTTTAATACCATGTGTTACCATCCAGTAATAATTTTTATATTTTACTACATTGGAAGAACCTCTATAATGTTTAAAAAATTCAGGAGTATCTAAAGTTAATATTATTTCTAATTTATTTTTTATTACTTTTCCAATCTCCAATGGGTGCCATTTATAAATAAAATTATCTTCTAAAGCAATCCAATTTTTTTCACAATATGTTTCAGTAGGAGGAATGAGACAAACATTATTTGTAAATGTATTGAGAATTTCATCGTATTCGCCTTGAATAATTCTAATGCTATCTGAATAAGAATAATTTTGCGAAGTTGCAGTATAATAAACTTTATTTTCTAATTTATATAATCTTACATCTTCTAATCCTAATATCATACAATTTCTACTAGGAATATCAGAAATTGTATTATTCATAAATGTTAATTCGGATATTGGATTCATATTTAAATCATAATACATGAAAGCATTTCTGGTAATTACATTATTGGTATCATTAATTTCTCCGTTTTTTGACATTAAATAACTTCCATCGGGTTGAATTCTATAATTTACAAATCTAACATTTGCTAAAACTGTATTATCTAATTTTAATAAAGAAGTAGAAGATGGAATAAAATCTTTATCAGGACAAGTTACTTTAATATCAAAGAATTCTCCATTGTCTAGCAAACGAGGCATATAAAAATCCATATTATTAAAAACTGTATCAGTGTAAATATTATAAGTATTAATATAATTAATACTAATTTTTAGACCTTTCATTCTTTCATTTGGATAAATATAATAATGTAAAATAGTATTTTCATATTCAAATAATCCAGAATATACATCTTTTTCAATAAATAACATATCGTAGGTTGGATTTATTATATTTTTACCCAATAAATAATAATGATATGCTTTAAAATGGTCTCCTTTTTCTCTAAAGTATTTAGTTAACATATAAATAGGTTCTGCTCTTTCTTTTCTATATTTAAAAGATTTGAGAGCCCAAGCTTCGTAGTCTTCTGGATTTTCTAATAAAAGATAACATTTGGCTATCATATATTGAGAATACCAAATTTCTTCAAACCATCCACCCATGGTCATTCTCTTTTTAAAACATTCAATTGCTTTTTCAAATTGACCACCATCTTTATAAGATTGTGCTAAATAAAAGTAATATCGCATATTATCTGGTTCATCTTTTATGCCTTGTTCTAATAATCTGATATCTCTTTCCGTTTTATCACTCTTACATCCACCATCTCCAACATCATTA